GTCAACCGCTTCCCGTTGATACCAGCGTTGTTCGTGATTAGCCATTGATTATCGGATGCCAGTTATCGCAGCCTTTTGGCACAAAGTCAACAGGAATAATATCATTGAATAAGCCACAATGCCATCTGCCGCTAGGAGCCGCAGTAGCGTGTTTGCAAGACCGGCAATTTTTAGTTGGAATTTCTCGCCGGTGACATATACCTTTAAAATCACAGGTTTTACAGGTAAAGAATGTTTCAGTTTGAGCAATTTTTGGTGGTTGACTTTGGCTTCTGATTATGTTATCAGCTTTGCGAAATAGATCATCGGCTTGCCGGTAATCTAGCACAACTATTTCAAAATAAAGGTCATCATCATTTTTATTGACAGCACAATATAAGCCATATTTAAAGCCATAAGCTCGACCATATGAACACATTTGGCGAAAGTGTTGAGGTTTGGATGCCGCTACACCGCTCTTTTGCAGAGCTTTAAAATTTTTATCATTATGTGTTTTAAATTCGCCAAGCCAATATAAAGGCTCATTTATATTATAATGTGGTGGCGGCATAACCATGCTATCAAGCGAGCCGCCAAAGTGACCATCAACACCAATTATTCTAAATTGTTTTCCGGTTGCCGGATCAACGTCAAGAACAGTGAAACCAGCGCCCACAAGCCAGCGTATAAAGCGCCGTTCCTCTTCATGGCCGCGATTAAATAGCCGTAACATACGGCCAGTAAATTCTTCAAATTTTAGCCAACGAAAAGTGTTCCAAGCATAGGCTTTACAATCGTGGCCAATAATGCTAGCGCCAAGGTGCGTGCGGGCGTCTTCCTCAAACTCTCGTTTGCAGAACGCGTCAATATCTTTATGAATTTGGAGAACAATTCTCTTGCGCTCCAAGAAATCATCAAGGTTTACCATTGTTACCCGGCTCTTTAGTAGGACGGTGGATTTTGCAGCAACCTAACAGACGAACGCCAGAGCGCTAATGGGGGTTAACCATCACTGATGTTCGCTTTCCACCTGCTAATTACCTGTTCCACCGCCCTAGTGAAGAGCCGGGAAAAAGAGTTACCAATTTCCCGGCTAGATTTATATTAAAATTACTGCTGTGGACCGCCCCAAGGCGAACCGCCAGCCGGTGGTTGAGCGGGAGCGCCGCCCCACTGGCCAGCCGCAGGAGCCGCTTGCTGCGGGGGCTGTGCGGGCTGCTGCGGCGGTGCCTGTCCCCAACCGCCAGCTTGAGCCGGTGGCTGCTGTGCGGGCGGCTGTTGCTGCTGTGGCGGCTGTTGGGCCGGTGGCTGACCGCCCCACTGACCAGCCGGTGCAACGCCAGCGGGCGGCGGTGCCTGTTGGGCTGGTGGAGCCTGTTGCGGTGCCTGTTGCTGTGGAGCCGCACCTTGGCCAGCTTTACCGGGAGCATTGCCATTAATGTCATAAATGGCTTTAACCTCGGTATAACCGCCAGATGGACGTTCGTTTGAAGGTTCCTGTCCTTTCTGCCAACCAATATCAAACAAAAACGGAATGTTCAATAGCTGGTTTGTGTCAACAATATTATACTGGCCAAGCACATGACAGTAAGCCGCCATCTGCTCATTTGCAATTTCAACCGTCTTAGGGTTAGTATGATGCAAATTAAGCCGGTCAATATGCTTCTGACCCTGAAGCGGACCCTCAATAGGAGTTAGAGTAAGAGCCAAATAGCCGCCCTTAACCTGTCCCTGTGCGTCAGTTGTATTAACCGGCTCGGCATTTACAATAACGCCTTTATATTTCTCGCCGGGTGGCAGTTGTTCACCGCCGCCACCATAGCGCGGGGTAAACTGTTGAGCATTAAAAGTAAAAGCAACCATTTCTCCAATTCCTTCCGTTGATTGTTGCTCTCTACACCGTTGCACTAAATCGCGCAAATGTCTAGCCTGAAATTCCCATTTCAAGCTTATTCTTTCAAGTTGATTTAATTGTTCAATCTCCTGTTCGGAAAGCATTTATATTCTAATTGCGGTTTTTAGCCCGCCATTGCTCCATTTCGCCAGCAATAGCACAAGCTTCTGAAACTTGAGTTTCACTTGTCGGATTAGTTGAATATTGTTGAGTAATATCAGCTACCTCGCCAAGCAAAAGAGTTAGTGCTTCAAAATTACCTTCACGAATAGCTGCCCACAGTCTTACGCATACGGGAGCCGCTTTATCCCGTCCTAAAAGCGTAAATTTAGGTTCGTCAGGTTCCGCTTTATGGTAACAATCCGTCATTTCAAGCTGTTGCTGCATTAGCCCGGTTCCATACATCAATGCCGCCTTGGGTTGCGTTCCAGATTGCAGCCGCCAAGGCGTTCCAACTTTCAACTGCAATATGCCCCGGCATAGGAGCCGGAATAGGAATTTTACCAACCATTGAATAGCGATTGCCAGCTACCCAAGCCGGTTCTCTAGCTACTGCAAGCTGTCGCCCTTGATTAGCACTAATACCTTGCTGCATACCTTTGTCTGTTTTAAGCACAAACATTGGTTCGTGAAAGAAGCCAATAAGATCGGCCCATTGCGTCATAAATTCACGCTTGCCATATGTCTTATTGTTCTTTGGCGAATGTAGCAACAAATCCCATGTGTCATATTCGCCATGTGCAGGGTCAGTTACTCGCGACGGGAAAACGTGACAAGTAACTATAATATTAATGCCGCCGTAGAACGCCAATTCATCCATGTAGCGCGTCCAACGCTCGAACAATTCATTTGCTATGTTATATGCTTTACCATAACCGCCATGTGCGCTTTCCATAGTTATGCCACCGTTTTTATAATCTTTATCGGTGCGTAAAACATAGCTATGTATCTGGCGTTCAAGAGCCGTAGCACTATCCCAAACTAATGAGCTTCCCGGTCTAATCTGGCCAGCTTTAGCAGCCGCGATAAGCTCTAGGCAAAGCCCTTCAACTTGTTCCCATGTATCAATTTGAGGAAGCTTAGCCACTGGAATAGCCGCTGAACCTTGCTCTAGCGGAATTAGCAGCGCACCGGGCGCGGCACTCGCGAGCGTGGTTTTGCCAACCTTCTCAACGCCAGCTATAACAATTCGCTGGCCAACTTGTTTGTAGCCAGTTTGGACTTGTGAAAGATAGCTAGTCACCCCTTGATTGTGGGCAGCGGGCGGAGCAGCAGTTATTGGTTGAAACATTTAATCTTCATTCCTTAGCCTATCAATTTCTTCAGCAACATTTACGTTACCAATTTTACCTGAAACCTCGGCTTCAAACTGAAGCGTAACTTTGGTTGGACGGCCAACGCCAGCTTCAATATTAATATAATGCACAACAAGAATAGGCGTGCCATCCACAATAATTGCAGCAATACCCGGTTCTGGCGGTTCAATTGCACCATGCACTTGAGCGATATTAAGCTCAACCCTATTACATTTAGTGCCTTTGGTGTTATCAATTGTCATTAGCTTAACCTTCGCACGCAAAAATTATCACAATGTACCATATGTTTTAAGCCATCAACGCCAAGAAAAATATACCAATGCTCTTCAACATTATATGCCACTACATTTTTAATTGGTTTACCTTTAACATATAAACCCCATATAAACTTTAATTCTTTATCTTTGCGGCTATCCCATGCAATCGGTGGACGTTTAATCTTCCTAGCCATCTTTTGGAGTTTCAAAAGTTAGCTGCGGTGTAGCTGGCTTACAAGTTAGAATTTCATCAATAATTTCTTTGATTTTCTTTTCAGCTTCAAGGTTAATGTCCAAAGCCAAATAAATCTTTTCATCTAGCTCCGGTTTCCATTTAACCAAAGTAGCAGCAAGCTCCGCGCCGCGATTGCCTAAACCAGCAATGCGAGCAAGCACATCTTTTACTTGGGTTTCAACTGGCACTTTATCGCCAGTAACCTCGTTAACCTTATCCTTGTCACCAAGGGTATAGTTAGTGCCGTGAACCAATTTAATAGAATAACCGCCATTCAAATGATAGCGATTTGTTCCCTTTTTAGGTTCAGGAAATAGGATGGACGAAACGTTATTGCGAGCT